ATTGAACTGACCGAAGATCAGGCTAAGGAGTACATCCGAACATTCCAGGGGGCTTACCCTGCTATCAGTGGGTACATGGAAAGAATAAGTCAGGAAGGGGTGCAGAAGAGAGAATTAAGAAATGCTGCTGGAAGGCTGCTAATTATTGATGAAGATAAAGATGAAGGTGCAGCAGGAAGGGAAGCAATGAATCTACCTATCCAATCCCTCTGCGCCGATATGATAAAAGAAGCTCTTCCGAAGATCCAGGCTAAGCTTGAGCCTATGGGTGTAAAATTCATTAATACGATTCACGATGAACTTGTTTTTGAGTGCAAAGAAGAGCAAACTGAGGAAGTATGCAGTATTGCTAAGAGAATAATGGAAGAGGCAGGGAATAGGTACTTGAAAAATATCTCTTGTATTGCGGATGTCTTTTCATCTGATTACTGGAAGAAGGAGTGAGTAAAAATGCAAACTCATCCCCCTATAACTCAGCAGGTAGATACTGACAAGAATCAGGAAACCTTTTACTTTTTCATGAATAGTTACTAATATAGCAGAATATTTCATCTAATGTCTTTCATCTCTAGTAACCATCCAGCCTATCAAAAACAGTTAATTGATACCTTGGCACTGTTTCAAGCGATAAATCGAAATACGCATGTCCAAATATTTGCCGCACTGGATATGGCAGATTCTAAAAGAAACACAAGCTTATAGTGGTCTGCTTGGGAACCCAAGACCTAGAAACAGTATCAATTAACTAAGAAAATTAAAAAAATGAAAATCCTTTTATTCTCCTGATAACTATAATACATCAGACAATAAAGAAGGAAAACCAAAAAAATACATCGGAAATTAGACAATTCGAGGCAAAAATGGCAGGGCGGAAAAGTAAACTCACCGAAGAATTAACACAAGTTGTTTGTGAAAATATAGAGCTCGGACTCTCCTATAATCTCACCTGCCAAGCCGCCGGCATCTCCTTTCAGATTTTTAATGACTGGATGAAGGCAGGGGCAGCAGGTAAAGAAAAGAGATTTTGCGATTTTTATGATAAAGTCAGAGCTTCGGAAGCTACCTGTGCTAAAAAATGTTTAGAGCGCATCAGAGCAGCAGCAGAACGGGGCAGCCTTGCGGGGGATCTGTGGCTACTGGAACGGCGTTACCCCGCAGACTATGGGCGGAAAGATCATTTAAATATGAAATCTCAGACGGAGGCCTTGAATTACAATGTTGCTCTCACAGAAAATGAGATTGAGGCGAAATGATCCGCGTTACTCACTCGATTACTTAAGGACATTGAAGCCGAGCCTGCTGAAGAAGATTATAGCGAATCGTTCAGTCTCTGAATTGGAACTAATTGAAAAAGATTGGTTATTCCTTGCTAGAGAAGAGCAACTTCCTCCGGATGAATGGGGTACTGTTGGTTGCTTCATGTGGGATATACGAAGTGGGCGCGGGTGGGGCAAAACAAGGACAGCAGCAGAAACATTTATTCACGCTGTGCAATATGGCGACTTCAAATATCCTAATCTTGTTGGTGCGACAGCCGATGAAGTTCGCGATGTGATGATTTGCGGTGAATCTGGTATTCTTGCCTGTGCTCCTAAAGATTTCTTTCCTGAGTTTATACCATCTTTGAAAAAGCTGATTTGGCCTAATGGTGTTGTTTCACATATCTACTATGGAAGTGAGCCAGACAAAGCCAGAGGCCCTCAATCTGACTTTCTTTGGTGTGATGAATTAAGTAAATGGCAGTTTGCTGAAGAAACCTTCGACAACTTATTATTAGGTCTTAGGTTGGGTCAGAATCCGTTATGTATTGTAACCTCAACTCCCAGACCAACGCGTTTCTTAATGGATTTAGAAAAACGCATAGATAAACATGGTCGACAGTGTACGGTAGTAACCAGGGGGAAAACACATGACAATTTCAAAAACCTCTCACCTGTTTTTATCTCTACTATCATTTCAAAATATCAGGGCACTCGATTAGGCCGTCAAGAGTTAGACGGCGAATTCTTAAGCGACAATCCCGAAGCCCTTTGGAAACGTGCGGATATCGAAAATAATCGAGTTCGAGAAATCCCGCAGCTTGTTTATGTTGTCGTTGGCGTGGACCCTGCAGTAACTTCAAAGGAAGGATCAGACGACACCGGCATAATTGTCACAGGCAAAGGGGCGAATGGTCACGGTTATGTTTTGGGGGATTACACAGTACATGACACTCCTAAAAAATGGGCCGAAGCTGCTATTACTGCTTACAATCTGCACAAAGCTAATACAATTATAGGAGAGGTAAACAACGGCGGCGACCTAGTAGAGATGAATATTAAAACGGTTAACTCCATGATCCCTTTCGAGTCAGTACACGCTTCAAGAGGTAAAGCAATTCGGGCAGAACCCATCTCGGCACTTTATGAACAGGGGCGTATTCACCATTTTGGAACATTTCCCGAATTAGAGGATCAAATGGTCGAATGGGTCCCAGGCTCGGGGAAGTCACCGGACCGCGTTGATGCACTAACATGGAGCCTTTCATCTCTTGAATTAAATAACGACAGTTACACTCACCCCGTTAAAGGTTACGGGATAGTCGGCTATAGTTATAATAGCAAACCGAGACCTGGGGAGATTTTTTATGATGACTTTCCCTAAACGTATCATCTATTACCTTTCAGGTCTATTTTTTATGTGGTAACCTTTTTTAATTACAACTGATAAACATTTATATAACATGTTGACGTATTACTTATTATGGAAATTAAAATAGATAAGACACCAGATAAACACGTTCGTGTTCGTTTTGAGACATGGCAAAAGTTACGCACAGCTGCCTATCATCAAAATAAGTGTATAAAAACGGTTTTTGAAGAAATTACACAAGGTAAAATTAATCCTGTCACAATGGAAACAATTTCAGCGGAGAATTAACATGGACATACTACTAGGAACAGTCAACGGCGAAAAAGAAAATGCATCTTTTTATATGAATGGAAATACCTTAATTTTCGGAACATACGACAAACGCTCTACTATACCAGATTCTTCAATAAAAGAATTAAATGGAAAATATTATGCAGATCTGGATTTTTTGAAATTCGATTCGGAATTTAAACATATAGAAATTCCAGAAAGTGTTTTAAACGCACGCGATAGGATCAGAAAAGAAAATGAATTAATACAAAACACCGCTGGAAGCATCGAAACTTCGCATGGCAAAGTTTATTTTTCAATTGATGGGAGCGATTATATTATAGCTAAAGTTGGAGAAAAAGCAGTTAAAAAAGATCGTATTTTCGATATCGAAGGGAAAAAAGCTTTGTTTGTGCCTGATTTGGATTTAGATTTTCCTTTCTTAGAACTCCCTGCAGAAGTTGAGATAGAATTCAAGAAGGCAAAAAGAAAAAAGGCAGGGGCTAGCCTGTGTTTGGTTTATGTAGGCCGGAGCCTGTTGACAGGAAAAGACTATTACGATTTTAATGTTGACGTTCCTCAGCAGACATGGGACCGGGTGAAGATGCTTTTCGAAAACTTCGGGGAAGGGGGAGAAGACAGATGCCTGAAAGGTTGGTTGACATCAAGTCCGGGACTCGTCGAGGAATATCTCAGAATTAGAAATCCAATTGAAAGCAGGAAAAGTGAAATTGAAAAGGGGAAAGCGAATGCCGTTACAGCAAATGCGGAAATTATCAAAACCTTTTCTTAATCATTTTTTATGCTGTGCCGGTAGCGATTTTAAACTCGTCATTAACTTTTTCAAATTCTAATTCAAACTCTGTTACGGGCATTTTGTTTTTTATAGTGTGGCCCATTCCGCAAGCTATTAGAAATTCATTATTTATTTTTTCGTATTCCTCTTCTTCTGACATGATTAATTATATAGTTTTTAAATTATATAACAGTTAGCTGAGATGATAGTTTTGTCGGTGTATCATCCTGACAATACGGTCAAAAAATTCAATAAATTGTTTATTTTTGTGGAGATGATATATTTTCTAAACGTATCATCCAGACCGACTTTCTCCAAAGAATTTGATAATCAGTTGGCTAGAAGGAATATAAACGAGGATCCGAAGGCGTATTTGATTGGTAAGAGGTATCAGGAAGAGAAAAAAGAGGAAGGCAGACCAAAAATAGAAATTAAAGAGCAAACTGTTAGCCCGTTATTGTTGAAAAATAGCCAAGAAAATAAACCTGAAAAAACGGCTGAAAGAATAGCTAAACAATCTAATGTATCCCATCAAACAGTTAAGAACGCTGAGAAGTTCGCAAATGCAGTTGATAAAGTCGCTGAAAATACATTACCAAAATTGCCACCATTTCTTTTTATTCCCGGGTGCTTCAATTGCTCTCTGTTGAATCATAGTTTGCACTTGCACTGCTTGAGCCTGCATTGTATCGGTTAATTTTTCGATCTGTGTGTCCTTTACCTTTAACTGTTCTTCAAGACTTTCGATTCTCGCCTGTTGGCTAGTCACAAGCTCGCTGTTAGGTTTGTTTTCTTCCGGTTGGTTTACATCTTCCGAGTTGTCTAATAGTTTCTCTAACCCTAAGATAACAGCCGTAGTTATTGTAAGTCCTGTCTGCGCGACTCGTGTATACAAATCATTAGGTATGTATAGATTCAGATGTTTTTGATTCTCTCTCGCCATGTCTACACAATTCTCCTAATATTATGTATACATTTTTACTGTTGTAATCACTGTGTATACAACAATTGTTGCTGATATCAAACGCTATATTGACATTTTGTAATTACTGTGTATACAACAATTTAAAATGATACTGAAAAATAGACATTTTTTGTCTACAAATTAACATGTACACATAATATAACAAAACCTATGCATTTTTAAAAATCCAAGCCTTAGTAAGCCTTCATTTGTATATGTTTAAGGTCAAAAATAGCAGTTATGCATAGATTTTACCATAAAACCTGTGCATCGAATAAATCGCAAAAATACACAGGTTTTACCACAAAACATATGCATAATATGTAAAAGCGAATTTACAGAAAGAATCAGTATTTAATCCTGACCTCACCACCCCCAC